TGACGGAGAGCAACTTTTAGGTGCTTTCGCTGGCTGTGAGTATATTGACGCAACAACCAAAGAAAAGCGTTTTTCTAACTACTGGCCCGGTTCAGGTTCAGCAGACACGAACTACGACATCGTTGGTTATGTGTACGACAACCCAGCACAACGCTTTATCTGTGTTGCCGATGGCGGCATGACAGACAAAGCCACTGCTCGTGCAAACATCTTTAAGACAGTAGACTTCGCTAACGGTAATGCAGGTAGCACAACCACCGGCAATTCAACAGCAGTCGTGGATATCTCAACAGCAGCAGCAAGTGATCCGTCACTGCCGATGATGATTGTTGGTATTCAGGAAGACGTTGACAACACCGATTACGCAGTTGCTGGTATTTCGATGATTGTGAAAATCAACAACCACGTTTTGCTCGGCGATGACGCCGATGCAACCATAGCGTAAGGGAGTTTAGATAATGGCTATTTCTCGCGCAAATCTCGCCAAAGAACTAGAGCCGGGCCTAAACGCTCTCTTTGGTATGGAATACAATCGCTATGAAGGTCAGCATGCTGAAATCTTCGATTCCGAGTCATCAGACCGGGCATTCGAGGAAGAGGTGATGCTGTCTGGATTCGGTGCGGCTCCAGTGAAAGCTGAAGGTTCTGGTGTATCATTCGACGATGCACAAGAAGCATACACTGCTCGTTACAACCACGAGACAGTTGCTATGGCCTTTTCAATCACTGAAGAAGCTATCGAAGACAATCTTTACGATCGTCTGGCATCACGCTATACACGCGCACTCGCACGTTCTATGGCACACACAAAGCAGGTTAAAGCTGCCTCTGTTCTTAACAACGCCTTCAACGCAGCATTTGCTGGTGGCGATACCAAAGAACTCTGTGCAACTGACCACCCGCTGACAAACGGTGGCACATTCGCCAACGAGCCAGCAGTAGCTGCTGACCTGAATGAGACCTCACTTGAGGACGCACTCATCAGCATCGCTGGTTTCACTGACGAGCGTGGCTTGATCATTGCCCTAAAAGGCATGAAGCTGATCATTCCTCGCCAGTTGCAGTTTGTTGCCGAGCGTCTGCTTGTTTCAAACCTACGGGTTGGAACTGCCGACAACGACATCAACGCAATCAAGTCTTCTGGTCTGTTGCCTGAAGGTTATGTAGTCAACGACTACCTGACTGACTCAGACGCATTCTTCATCAAGACTGATGCGCCAAACGGCTTCAAGCACTTTGAGCGTATGGCTTTGTCAACTGGAATGGATCCAGACTTCGACACAGGCAACATGCGGTTCAAGGCTCGTGAGCGTTACAGCTTCGGCTTCAGCGATCCACGCGCAGTGTTCGGATCACCGGGCGCATAAGCGTAGACAGCATGAATATGAAAGGGCGGCTTCACAGTCGCCCTTTTTTTATGTATACTGTACTTAACCTTGACAGTCCCGAGGTGGGACTGACACTAGCCACGACAAGGAGTCTAAAATGGCTTTATCTACTTTCTCAGGACCAGTGCGTTCAAACGCTGGCTTCCAAATCCCCGTTGTAGCCACCGCAGATCTGCCAGCTTTTGGCGATGTTGCTGTTGGGACAGCTTATATGGTCAGCGACAACGGCGCGGGCAACAACGAGTATTGCATCGTAATCAACACAGGTGCTGCTTGGGTAACTGCTGTTGGTGCTGCTCTTAGCTAATAGGAGGTTCAGATGGCTGGTCCATTAAAAGCCTATTCAGCTACAGCGACAGGTGATGTCGGCCCCGGTCGATCTCGTCTTCGTTCTGTTGGGTGTTACATTGCTTCAGGTGTAGCTTCGTTCACTCTCAAGAACGGTTCCGCATCTGGGGAAACACTACTAACGCAGACGCTGCCAGCAGGATATAACGAAGTGTATATACCGGATGACGGCATCATTGCCACTGAAGGAGTGCATGTTTCTGCAATCAGCGGCTCCACGACGCTAACTATTTTTCTGGCCTAACAATGGCTGGTAACGAAGTTACTGCAAAACACTTACATGCTTCCGGGGTTCTCGCGAACTGCCGGGGGCGTTTAAAAGGTTTTATGGTTAACCATGACAGTGGAACATCCGGGAACATTATCTTGTACGACAATGATTCCGCCGCATCTGGAGATGTTGTTATGGAAGTTGATGAAAAGGGCGCTGGAACTTTTGGTATGGAGATACCGGGAGATGGCATTATATTTGACAACGGCTTATACGTCAGCTTGCCAGCAAATACTTCAATAACTGTGTTTGTTCAGCTAGGAGGTCGCTAATGGCGGCGAGGAAGAAAAAACAGGTTAGCCTATCTGTCAAAAAAGGTGAGAAGCTGCCCGCATCTAAGGGTGCTGGGTTAACAGCAAAAGGCCGAGCTAAATACAACAAAGCCACAGGCTCGAAGCTGAAGGCTCCACAGCCCGGAGGCGGTAAGCGGAAGAAGTCTTACTGTTCAAGATCAGCCGGACAAATGAAAATGCACGGCATTAGCTGTAAGAAGACACCTAAAAAACGTATTTGCGCTGCTCGGCGGAGGTGGAAGTGCTAATGGACAACAAGATATTTATTGTGGCCTTGTTGGGCTTTTGTGGTTGGATTGGCATGTCGGTCACAGACTTAAAAACAGAAGTTGCAGTTGTTAACGCAAAGGTCACAGAAAACCATAAAATGCTGACGGTACTCTGGGACGACTTTTTGAGGAGCAGACATGACAATATCGCGAAGCTCAATATCGAAGTTAATTAGTAAGCCTCCTGCAAAGAAGGTGAAGAAGGTAAAGAAAAGGAAGAAAGGGAATGGCTAAAGATGCATGTTACAGCAAAGTTAAGCGCCGTTATAAGGTCTTCCCGTCAGCGTATGCAAGCGGGGCAATCGCCAAGTGCCGTAAAGTCGGTGCAGCCAACTGGGGAAACAAAACAAAGAAAGCAGCAGGCGGGACATACAAGTACCGCACAACCAAATTATATTGATAGTGGGCAAGTAACACTGAAGCCGTGGTAGAATTCTTGCTAACAGTTTACTTGGGAAGTCAACTAATAGATCAAACACAGCGGTTCGCGGACATAGATAGGTGTATCTATTTTGCTGAACGGTTATCACAGCAGCCATCGGTGCCTATAACTGACGGAAGGAGGGCCAAAATAGTAGCTATTTGTAAACCTATACCAAAGAGGTAGATATGGAACCAATTTCGACAGCGTTAGCAGGGATTGCTTTAGTTAAAAGCGCTGTTGATGGTATAAAGTCCGTAATAGGAACTGCCAATGATATAGGTGATATAGCTCATCAGATTGATGCTTTGTTTACGGGGCAGAAGCAGGTTAACGAAGCCAGAAATAAAAAGTCCGGCGTAGGAATAACCGATCAATTTGGTGTAGATAGTGTAGCTCGTGAAGTCATAGACGCGAAGATAGCCGCTGAAAAACTACAAGAGGTGGCTACTATGGTGGATATGAGATTCGGCCCGGGGACTTGGAAAGGTATTTTAGAAGAACGACAGAAACGCATACAACAAGCAAAGGAAGCAGCCGCAGAAGCAAGACGGCAAAAGCTACAAGAGGCAAGAGAATTTGAAGAACTAATAAAACAGATTGTGCTTGTTTCTACAGTTGTTGTTGCGACCATTGGTTTCTTTGTACTTCTGTTTACAGTTATTTTGTAGATATGGATGAGATATGGCAGTACGAAAAACTAAAAAGGGAGCGGCCCTCAAGAGGTGGTTCAAAGAAGAGTGGAAGGATGTTCGCACCGGGAAGGCGTGTGGGCGTAGCAAAGGAGAAAAACGGGGTACTCCATATTGCCGCCCCTCCAAGCGCGTATCTTCTAAGACCCCTAAAACATCCAAGGAAATGACAGCGGCTGAAAAACGTAGTAGAATATCACAGAAGAAAAGACTAGGTCAGCCAGCAGGTAAGCCGCGTCGTGTTAAGTCGTTGAAAAGGAAGAAGTAAATGGCAGTTTCAGGTTCTAGAAACTTTGAGTTAAATGTCGCCGAGATTATCGAGGAGGCATATGAACGCTGTGGTCTTGAGGCTCGTACAGGTTACGACTTCAAAACAGCGCGGCGTTCGCTTAACCTGATGTTCGCTGACTGGGCAAACCGTGGCTTGAACTTGTGGACAGTAAAGCAGGGTACACAAGCTTTGACCGCAGGCACAGCCACTTATGCATTCACTGACGACTACACCGACTTGTTAGAAGTAGTGATACGACGCAGCGGCACAGATTATGAGCTAGATCGTATGTCTCGTGGGGACTACCTAACACTACCCAGTAAATCCACTGAGGGTCGCCCTAGTCAGTATTTTTATAACCGTCAAATAATCCCGGAAGTGACTTTGTGGCCTACACCAGATAGCTCCACAGACACACTTATCTATTACTATGTGCAGCGGATGGATGATGCAGATACATTGGTAAACACAACGGATGCTCCGTTCCGCTTTTATCCTTGTATGGTCGCTGGCTTGGCTTACTACGTCGCTATGAAAAAAGCTCCAGAGCGGATTCAACTTTTGAAAGCTGTGTACGAGGAAGAGTTCCAACGTGCGGCGGACGAAGACGAGGATCGAGTGCCTTTAAAACTTCAGCCGAGTATCCAGTATTTAAGGGTTAACTGATGGCAAGATATGCATCGGGCAAAAATGCGTGGGGGTATTCAGACCGCTCTGGCTTTCGTTATCGTTTAAACGAAATGGTAAAAGAGTGGAATGGTTTGAAGGTTGGACCGGATGAGTATGAGCAAAAGCACCCACAGCTAGAACCCAATAAAGTTGGGCCTGATCCACAGGCGTTACATGAGCCACGCCCTGATCAGCGTACCGAATCCAGTGTAGCGAACATATTACCGTTGAATGCCTTTGCCAGTGGCGCACAGGGATCTGGCGTAATCACGGTGACTGAGCCTTCTCACGGCAGAACAACGGGCGACACGGTGCGATTTCGTAGCGTAGCGGGATTTGATGGTTTTTCAAAAACCGTACTAGAGCAGGCCGCAGGCTATGTTATAACAGTTGTTACAACGGACACATACACATTTACCGCAGCGTCAGGAACTGCTACAACAGGTAATCAGCGCGGCGGCGGCGGAATAGCTACGGCTGGTCCGGTAACATTGGTGGTATAAATGAGCTTTACATACGCACAGCTAGAAACAGCAATACAGGATTTCACAGAAAACTCTGAGACATCCTTTGTAACAAACCTGCCGGTATTCATTCGCGGTGCAGAAGACCGTATTTTTACGCTTGTTGATCTTGAGTTATTTCGCAAGAACGCTACCGCGCAGCTTACTGTAGGTGACCCATATCTTAGTGTGCCTACGGACTATCTAGCGCCGTTTTCGTTTCAGATCATCACTACGAACTATAAAGAGTTTCTTGAAAACAAGGACGTTAATTTTGTGCAGCAGTATGCTGTTGACGCAGGTATAAATACTACACCTAAGTATTATAGCGTTTTTGATGTCGGCAACTTCATTGTTGGCCCAACTCCAGACTTAGCCTATGACGTAGAACTACATTATTACTATCGTCCAGCCAGCATCACCGCAGGAGCGGCATCTGGCACAACGTGGCTTAGTGAGAATGCCCCGAATGCTCTTCTTTACGGTTCGCTTGTTGAAGCGTATACTTACATGAAAGGTGAGCAGGACATGTTGCAGTTGTATGAGCAGCGGTTCGCGCAAGAAATACAACGCTTAAAGGATTTGGCTGAAGCTAGAGAGAATAGCGATGCCTACAGGAGAGGTCTACCTGATAGGCCACGCACATAAACAGGAGTAAAAGACGATGGCAACATCAAATGCAGCAACCACCTATCTGGAGAGACGGATCCTTGACTATCTGTTCAAGGGTGATTCACTCTCCTTTGCTTCGCCGGGTAATAACCTTTATGTCGGCCTAGCAACAGCAATCACTGATGTAGAAACAGGAACCGTAACAGAGGTTCAGGTTGACACTGATGACGCTAACTATACCCGCAAGCGCGTTGTAGCGGCAGACTGGAAACAGTCAACCACTACACTGGCTCGTGGTATTGGTACAGCAGACACTGAAATTCAGATTACAGACGCAGAAGCATTCCCGACATCAGGCACTATCGTGATTGATGACGAGACCATCACCTACACAGGTAAAGATGGCACCGCTAACGCTGATGTTGACGGAGCGGTCACTGCATCACCTAACGTGGTTTTGGACGGCAATAACGGAACAATCACCGTTGGTATGATCGTCACAGGTACGGGTATTAGTGGCACAGTAAAAGTTCTGACAGTTACCTCACAGCAAGCAATTGTTCTGGACACTGCCGTTACACTTGCGGATGACACACTGCTCAACTTTGACGGCACAAACACCCTGACAGGTTGTACACGCGGCACATCAAGCACAACAGCAGTTAACCACGTTACGGCTGATGTTAACGGTGCGGTCTCGGCTTCTACCACAGTGGTGATGGACAACGTGTTTGGCACATTGGTAGCTGGCGCTCGTATCCGTGGTACAGGTATCACTGGTCCGGTACATATTGCATCTATTACCGCTCAAAGCGGCCCATCTGCCGGTACAGCTACAGTTGTTCTGGACACAACGGTTACTATCTCTGATGATGTCGCGGTGACATTTGACGCAGAGTCCGTGATTTGTGACCAGCAGCAGGTTATCAATGACGACAACATTGAGTTCCCAGCAGCGGCGGGTACAGCAGCGACATACACTGTTACACATGCTTTTGTGGCTGACGGTAACATTGCCACAGCGGCTGTTAACGGTGCGACAACAGCATCAAAGACAGTGGTTCTAGATACTAACGTAGGCACAATTGCGGTTGGTGATGTCGTGACTGGCACAGGTATTACAGGCTCACCTAGCGGTGTGGTTCGTGTACAGACGGTTACATCTCAGACCAACATTGATCTGGATACCGCAGTTACGCTAGCCAACAATGATGTACTTACCTTTGACGGAACAAATAAAATGTTTGTTGGTGAGCTTGATGTAAGTAAGACAATTGCAACGGGGGATATCTTCCGTATCAACAGTGGTAACTTGAGCATCGAGTTGAAGTAATGGCCTTTGTAATCAAGGATCGCGTTAAGGAAACAACCACCACAACAGGCACTGGCACGTTAACTCTTGCCGGTGCCTTGAGTGGATTTGAGGCGTTTTCTGAAATCGGTGACGGCAACAATACTTATTATGCTTGCACCGATAACGTGGACTTTGAGGTAGGTATTGGAACTTACACAGCCACAGGCACAACTCTTTCTAGGGACACTATTCTGGAAAGCAGCAGCACTAAACTGACCGCTGATGTTAACGGTGCAGTGACTAACAATGTAAACGTGATCGTGGACAATGTGCAGGGCGGAACCCTTACCGTAGGCCAGCGTGTGCGTGGCGCTGGAATAACTGGTGTGGTAACAATCGCTGTAGTTAACAGCCAGACAGACATAGACCTCAGTGTGGCAGTAACTTTATCTGACGATGACCCGCTTACAATTGGGGATGAGAAGATTAACTGGACAGCAGGCACTCGTACAATCTTTTGTACAATGCCGTCAGAAAAGATTATCTTTGCTGACAACAACGACAATCCGGTGAATCTAGTTGAACAAGACCCGCAGGCTTTGGCCTTTGCGATTGCGTTAGGATAGGAAGATGGCAAACTCATTTTTATCAGAAACAGATACTGCGGTAGGAACGAGTCCGGCAAGCATATACACCTGTCCTGCCGCGACAGAGACCACAATCATTGGTTTGAGTATATCGAATATCGTAACCTCGCAGATTTTAATTGATGTAGTTCTGGATGCTTCTGCTCGTACAAGCGGCGCGGAAGACAGCGTGTATCTTATCAAAGCTGCACCGATTCCGGTTGGCTCGTCTATTGTTGTGGTTGGCGGTGATCAGAAGGTAGTTATGGAACCC